AACCTCGAAGAGGAAATTGGCCTAATCGACGGCGACGAGAAGTATGAGCGCATGGCTGAGCTTGAAGCCCAGTCGCCTGAGGTAGTTGAAGCCTCACTAGCTTACGTTGAGAAGATCAAGGGCAAGGTTGCCACGATCCGACAGACGAAGCAGGCTAGCGCCAAGAGACTGCCGCAGTTCTCGGCGGGCGTACTTGCCCCCCGTACGGCTGCGACAGCAAGCGAAAGCGTGTCAGACGAGGAAATTGGGGATTCGTCCCTGTTTCTGAGCTAACGCTTACTTTCGCAGACCGTCCCTCTATGAAGAGATGACGGCGTAGGTCTGAAAGGGCCACGCGATTAAATCGAAGGAAACCAATGCTAAGACCAACTAAGCTAAGCAACAAGTTCCAGAAGCGCACGCTCAGGCCTCTGTACGCACAGACTCAGGCTTACCCGTACGCCGCATATCTGGACCCTTCGCTTCGTAACTCTGATGGTAGCTTCCGCAAGCCGCTAGCAGCCGACGCAACGGGTGGCGGTTTTCCGCTCACTCGCTCCGCTGATGCCCATACGTTGAAGAACGGCCTCGTGCCGGGACTCGTCGTTGTTAAGGGTGTAGGCGAAGGCGTGGTTGTGGCTAACGGTGCTGCCAACGCGAACCCCCGTCCTTTCGGACTACTTGCCAACTTTGTTGGTGGCGAGCTAGACGATCTTGGTGACGAGGACTTCGTTGGAGTATGGCGAGGCGTTGGCGGTGTCTTCGAGTTACTAGCCCCTGCCTTTGACGATACCGGCCTTGCAGCCGCGTATGCAGCAGCTACAGCCGGTGCGCCGGTCAAGCTGTACGCTCAGGCAGACGGTCGTGTTGGAGCAACTGTGCCCGCAGGAGCTACTATCGTAGCTGAACTCATCGAACGCACCAGTGCCTCGCGCATTGTTGTCGAATTGAAGGTGTAACTGTAATGCCTACTGGTAAGAAGTTCCAGGCCATCGCATCAACTGATTACGTTGAGAAGTTGAAGGATGCGCCGAAGCTGACCAAGGAAGCTAAGCAGAAGCGTCTCAAGTCGATCATGGCGAACGACGAGAGAGTTGCGATGCAGCGAATTGGTCAGGGTATGATTGGTCCCATCCAGATTCGTCTACGTTATGAAGGAATCGTCAGGAACGTTCTCATTGAGGACACCCTTGAACGAGGCCCGCTCATGCCGTACGATGTTCTGGACGACCTCGGACGCGCATACATTCTGAACAGCACTGATTCAGAAGTCAAGATCACTCCATTCGAAGGTAAGCAGGTTACGCCTCAGCTTTTCAGGATTGCCTCCTTCCCGTCAATTCGTAAGGAAGACTTGTACTTCTTGAGGGTCAACGCTGTTGAATACGCTCAGGATGAAACGCGCCAGGCTATTCAGAAGCAGGAGGACGCTCGACTCGTCCTACTCCTAGAAGAGGCTATCACCGACCTATCGACCGCTCGTACTAGCGGCGTTATCGGTACTGGCCCGACTGGTGGTACGGCAACGGGAATTGCTGCTCCGCCTGCTGGCTCGAACGAACAAACAGTTGTTATCGGAGCGGGTAACCCCCTCGAACCGGCTGATTTCTACAATGCCGTAGCGCAGATTGAAATCAACCAGCTAGAGGCCAAGCGAGTGCTAGCGCACCCGATTGATATCCGCGATATGTACACCTGGGACATTAACGTCACTGGATTCAAGTTCAAGGATGAAGTCTTCGCAGGCGGAAAGATCACCTCGTTTGGTGAGTTCCAAGTGCAGAAGTCGGTCATCATCCCGCAGGGAGAAGTCTTCCTAACGGCTGAGCCTGAGTTCGTCGGCGTGTTCCCGGTCATGTACTCTCTCGACGTTGAAGAGAACCACCAGGTCGAAAGATTCTGGAAGGGATGGGTCATGGATGAGCTAGTAGGAATGCTAGTACTCAACCCCAGGTCCATTGCTCGCATCGTCAAGAACGGTAGCGTACCGTTTGCACCGGCCAAGCTGGATATCAGCGGCTTGAACTAAGCTACTGACTCAGCCAATCTAGAACGAGAATGCAAGGCCCCCTCCGTGGGGCCTCTTCTCGTTCTAGGGGCGGGTTGCTAGCTCTCGCTCGATTGACGTGTAGGGCACATGGCCCATTCCGCTGATGAAGACCAAGCCAGCGAGCGGGTACAGTTCCCGGTCGGTGCTGGTCTCCTGCGGAGAGGCGGTGTCTACGATCCTCTGTAGCGCACCGGTATCCATGTCCTTGAGCTTCTGTAGCTTGCCTTGAGTAGTCATGGTTACAGAGTATCAGACTACTTCTCGGCCCTGACGCTTCCTGAACCAGCGGTCGATCACTCGCCACTCGTCAGGCCATATTCGGGCAATGAAGATGCCAATGAAGATGCCGCTGATGATTTCCATTAGGCTTCGTGATCCGCCTTTGTGTTACTGGACCCACAGGTCGTGCATCGACGGTACGAAGGCTTCTGCTCGTCCTTCGGGGCAACGTGCCAACGCCAACCGCAGACCATGCACATGAAGTTGCTGGGGAGGCTCATTAGAGGCTCACGTCCTCGTTGGCCAGACCGACGATGAATGCCCTCAGGTCTTTGAGGTCCTGCGGATCGTCAGCCTCGAAGAAGACGGCGCTGTACTCCGAGTCCAGGTCAACCCGAGCCAGGAGGCCAGGAGCCTTCTCGCGGAGTGCCGGACGGATCACCTCTTCGATGATATCCGAGTTCGAGCGGCCCATGTGCGCGTCATCGATGCCATACCTATGAAAGGGGACACGAAGGTCACCGGAAGACAGATAAGCCTGCCGGTCACCGTAGTCGATGAAGCGAGGGTCGCCCAGGTCAAGCCTGTAAGGCTCTTGGGTGTTGTCTGTATCGCTCATGGGAACCATTATAGCACAGATTACGGTGCCCATGGAGACTTTCTTAGGCGGTGCCGTTGTCCCCGCCACCGCCATGAGCGGCACGCCGTAGGACCACGCCAGCGGCAACGATTGCCACACCAGCGGCAAACAGGATGCCTACGTCGAATCCCGTAAAGGGAAGGGCACCGGGACTATCCGGGTGATGGATGTTGGGAACGGCCTCGTACTGATCGTCAGTCGGGGTACTCAATTTAGCCTCCTTGGCTTAGATTAATCTTCAGCATATCAGACGATCCCCTTCTTTGGCCGAAAGTCCCTCATGCACCAGCAGTTTTTCTTGCCGCATCGGATGAATCGACCCTTGCGACCATAGAGACGGACATTGCGTTGCGCTTTAGTCTCGTCCACGACTCTCTTCAAGCTCTCTCAACGAAGGAACCCGAACTGGCTCTGAGAAGTGATATACGTCTCCGCTTTGCGCGGTCCATGCCATGGTGACGACAAGATTCCGTGCCCGTTTCTTCGGAGGCTCTACAGCAAAGCTGAACTTCTTGGCCTCGGCAGGAATCTCGACAGGCTGAGTAACAGGCTCTCCGTCTTCTGTGAAGAGCTTCACCCGCCGATCCCTAGGAGTGCGAACCTCATAGGTCACGAGCCTGTTATTCGTGCGCTCAATCTCGAACGTGGTCTTTACAAGCTTGCGCCTCGTCATGATGCCCAAACCGCCCTATCTCCACACCGGGGGCAGATGCCGTTGCTGCACGCCTTCAGGAAGACGGTCTTGCCGCAGCCGCACATAGGGGTAGGGACATACGGCTCAACCTTCGGAGTCCTGGCGTCCTTACGACACGCAGGGCAGTTCACCGTGCGGTCGGCACGAGACTTCTTGAACTCGGCACCGCACGTCTTGCAGGGCTTCGTGTCAGGCATTGAGTGCCTCCTTTGCCAGCACATCAACGAGGTGGTGCTGATACTCGTAGCGACACTCATGCTGGTTGCTGGCGAACTCGGCCCAGCCACATGAACACTCGGCGGTACTGGAAGATTCGATGCCCGTCTCACCACTCCACGTCAGAGTCAGCTTGTGACCGGGTGCCCGCAACTTCTTGCGCGTGCCGCCGCGGAGTTCCTGACGAATCTTGTCACGAGCCGCGAAAATCTCTTCCATCGTGGGAGCCGTTCGCTCAGCCACCCTCTTCGCGGTCTCCCGCTCCTGGTGCTTGTACAGCCAGGCAACGGCAGCCTTCTTCGTGTCGAAGTGGCGCGAGTCATCGGCAACGTAGTCGTCCTTCTCGCGGTCCCAGACGCCCCAGGAGACGTAAGTGTGCTCCTGATCACCGGGACACTGGTAGCCACGCTCGCCAGCCGAAGCAGCGTTGCGAGCCTCGAAGGGCAGCAGATGGAGGCCAACGGCACGCTTCTCTTCCTCGGTGCCGTAGCGGGCAGCGTAGCGCACGTCCTCGCTCAAGCGGATGGGGTGCGGCTCGTAGCAATCGGTGAACGCCTGACCCTTGCTGACCTCGTACCGGCCATCGTGGGTGACGTAGACTCCTGCTGACTCTCTCTTCAAGCTCATGCACGGCATTATAGCACACATACAGCTACCCATGGAAACTTTCTCGATCTACAGGGGAATAGGTGCATGGCATCTGCATCAGAAACCAAGGCACTAGCCGCGAACGCCAAGCGTGACGCTGAACTGGCCAAGTCGCCAGCGGTCACCGCTATCCAGAACGTGGACACGTCCACCGGAGTTCGCGCCGCCGACATTAACTCTTTCTATCAGTCCTAACCGAACCTGCCGTACCGGCATATTCGGCATAGGTAGTCGTCCTCCATCTGCCCGCGCTT